AGTGCCATTCTGGCTTGAGGCGATGGAGCCGGATTTTGTTCCCATGCGCACTGATGAATCCGCCGGACTGAATCAGGGGGTTTTTCTTGATGAGTGGGGAAGGCCGAAAAAATATCTGGTTTATAAAAATTATCCGGTCAGCGGCCGGCAGAGTGATACGAAAGAAATCGCTGCCGGAAAAATGATCCACCTGAAGTTCACTCGTCGTCTGCATCAGACGAGAGGCTCATCCATGTTATCGGGGGTGCTGATGCGGATTAGTGCCCTTAAGGAGTATGAGGATGCGGAACTCACTGCGGCGCGTATTGCCGCGGCGCTGGGACTGTATATCCGTAAAGGTGACGGGCAGGACTATGAAGAGCCGGGGATCAAAGAAACCGACCGGGAAGTCCATATCACCCCGGGTATTATTTATGACGATTTGCGCAAGGGCGAGGATATCGGCATGGTCAAATCAGACCGTCCCAATCCCAACCTTGAAACTTTCCGCAACGGCCAGTTGCGTGCAGTGGCAGCGGGCAGTCGTCTGAGTTTTTCCAGTGCGGCGCGTAACTATAACGGCACCTACAGTGCCCAGCGGCAGGAGCTGGTCGAGTCCACGGATGGTTACCTGATCCTGCAGGACTGTTTTATTGGCGCGGTAACCCGTCCGGTGTACCGGACATGGCTGAATATGGTGGTTGCGGCAGGTCTGCTGAAAATTCCGGCGGATGTGGAGATGAAAACGCTATATAACGCGACGTATTCCGGTCCGGTGATGCCGTGGATCGACCCGGTTAAGGAAGCTGAAGCCTGGAGAATTCAGATCCGGGGTGGTGCAGCGACAGAATCTGACTGGGTGCGTGCCGGCGGGCGCAATCCGGATGAGGTCAAACGTCGCCGCAAGGCTGAAATTGATGAAAACAGCAGACTGGGGCTGGTCTTTGATACTGACCCCGTCAACGACAAAGGAGGCAACAGTGCCGGAACTGAACAACAGCGTCAGCAGGCCACCGACAGCCAGCATGAAGAATAAATCCTGGTTCAGGATGCAGGCGGGTGGTCAGGGTGAGGCGGATATTTATATTTATGACGAGATTGGTTTCTGGGGAGTTACCGCGAAGCAGTTTGTCAGCGATATGAATGCCCTGGGTGATATCACCCACATTAATCTCCACATCAACTCACCGGGTGGCGATGTCTTTGAAGGCATCGCCATTTTTAATGCCCTGAAAAATCACGGTGCGGCCATTACCGTGTATGTGGATGGCGTTGCCGCCTCGATGGCATCCCTGATTGCGATGGCCGGTGACACGGTCATTATGCCGGAAAATGCCTTCATGATGATCCATAAACCCTGGGGGATCAGCGGTGGTGATGCGGAGAAAATGCGCACTTATGCCGAACGTCTGGACAAACTTGAGTCGGTTATGGTGCCGGTATATGCGCAGAAAACCGGAAAAACTACCGATGAAATTGCCGCCATGCTGGCGGATGAGACCTGGATGTCCGGTGCCGAGTGTCTGGCACACGGATTTGCAGACCAGGTGACGCCAGCCGTTAAGGCAATGGCATGTATTCAGTCAAAACGTACAGAGGAATTTAAAAAGATGCCGGAATCCATCCGAAATATGATCACGCAGCCATACAACAGTGCCCCGCGTGATACCACAGTGACAATCCCTGCACCGGCGGTAACAGAACCATCACCGGTACCGGCAGTGTCTGATGAGGCGACCATTCGCGCCCGCGTTATGGCAGAACAGAAAGCCCGCATGTCAGGCATTAACGATCTGTTTGCCATGTTCGGCGGTCGCTATCAGACGCTTCAGGCACAGTGCGTGGCTGATCCTGACTGTTCGCTGGAAATGGCCCGTGAACGTCTGCTGAATGAAATGGGCAAGGAGTCCTCGCCGACCAACAAAAATACACCGGCTCATATTTATGCCGGAAACGGCAATTTTGTGGGGGACGGGATCCGCCAGGCGATGCTGGCCCGTGCCGGATTTGAAAATGTCGAGAAGGATAACGCCTATAACGGGATGACCCTGCGTGAATGGGCTCGCATGTCACTGACGGAGCGCGGTATTGGGGTGGCCAGTTATAACCCCATGCAGATGGTCGGGCTGGCGCTGACGCACAGCACCTCTGATTTTGGCAATATTCTGCTGGATGTGTCGAACAAGGGGCTGATCCAGGGCTGGGAGGAATCAGAAGAAACCTTCCAGAAGTGGACCCGTAAGGGACGCCTGTCAGACTTCAAAACAGCGTATCGCGTGGGGATGGGCGGTTTTGGTTCTCTGCGCCAGGTTCGTGAGGGGGCGGAGTATAAATACATCACCACCTCAGATCGCAAGGAGACCATTGCACTGGCCACTTACGGGGAGATTTTCTCCATCACCCGCCAGGCCATTATCAATGATGATCTGAATATGCTGGTGGACGTGCCGATGAAGATGGGGCGTGCGGCGAAGGCAACGATTGGTGACCTGGTTTACAAGGTGCTGACGGATAACCCGAAACTGTCAGACGGTAAGGCGCTGTTCCATGCCGATCACAAAAATATTGCCACCGGTGGGATTTCCGTTTCCGGACTGGATGCGGCCCGTCAGATGATGCGCCTGCAGAAAGAAGGCGATCGCGCCCTGAATATCCGTCCGGCCTTTATGCTGGTACCGGTGGCACTGGAGACGGTGGCGAACCAGACCATCAAATCGGCCAGTGTGAAAGGGGCGGATGCAAACGCCGGTGTCATTAACCCCATCCAGAACTTTGCTGAGGTGATTGCAGAAGCGCGTCTTGATGCGGCAGATCCGAAAACCTGGTATCTGGCGGCGGCACAGGGCACTGACACCATTGAAGTGGCCTGGCTGGATGGTGTGGACACGCCATACATTGATCAGCAGGATGGTTTCACCACTGACGGCATTGCCACAAAAATCCGTATTGATGCCGGAGTGGCACCACTTGACTGGCGCGGGCTGGTGCGTTCGTCGGTGGCCTGATAACCGAGTTATCACAATCACTGCCCGAAAGGGCTTTTTTTATGCCTGAAAAACAGCCCCACAGGGGCTGTCCGGAGAAACAGCATTATGGCGAAAAATTTTGTACAGGACGGTACCACCATTGAACTGGTGAATGCCGGAGATCAGACCATCCTGAGCGGTGCTGCGGTGGTGGTCGGCAGTATGGTGGCCGTGGCCATTACCGATATTCCTGCCGGTGATGCCGGTGACGGTTTTGCCGAAGGCGTGTTCCTTCTGCCCAAACAGTCTGCTGACGACATTCAGTCCGGCGCGGTGGTTTATCTGAAGGACGGGGTTGTGCAGCTGGCTGCAGAGGGTGCGGTGGCCGCGGGGGTAGCCTGGGAAAATGCTCCTGCAAACAGCGCCACTGTGGCGGTAAAAATCAATGTCTGATCTGTTTACGCGAATGTGTTGCCGGATGGACGGGGCGACCGTTCGGGTGATGGGCAAACAGGCGGAGATTAACGGCGTCGTGTATGACGTGATGCCGGAGGAAGAGTCCGCGGAGATGGGGGCGCTTTCGGGCAGCCAGTTGTCACTGGTGGTGTTTTCAGCCCGGTACCGTCCGGCCCGTCATGATGTTGTTGTGTTTGCGGGGCGCACACTGACGGTGACCCGTTATGACACGTACAACGGTAAACCCCGGATTTTTGTCGAACAGGAATGAGTATGGCAATAAAAGGTCTGGCGCAGGCCATGAAAAATCTGGATGCAATTGACCGCCGTGCCGTTCCCCGGGCTGCCGCCACGACACTTAACCGTGTGGCGGAGTCCATCATCGCGAAAACGGCCTCTTCGGTTGCCAGGGAGCTGGCGGTTCCGCGCCGTCTCATCCGTGAGCGTATCCGCCTGCAACGGGCCAGCGCAGACAGGGTTTATGCGAAGGTCATCATCAACACCGGTAATCTGCCCGCCATAAAACTGGGGACGGCCAGCGTGCGGCTTTCCCGCAGAAAGCGACGAAAGAAAGGCGAGCGTTCGGTCACGAAAGGGGGCGGCAGTGTGCTGATTGTGGGGAAAAGACGGATCCCGGACGCCTTTATCACCCGGCTGGCTAACGGACGCTGGCATGTGATGCAGCGTATGCCGTGGGCACCATCGTCCACCGGTGCTGACAGCAAAGGGAGGCCGAAACGCCACCGTCTGCCGATTGAAGTGGTGAAAATTCCGACTGCCGGACCGCTGGCAGAAACCTTTGAACGTGAACGGGACCGGATGTACCGGGAAAAATTACCGGCGCAGATGATGAAAGCCATGACGCATCAGTTACGCCTGGTGCTGAAAAGAAAATGACAGGGAGGGTGTATGAAACACCGTGAAATACGGACGGCAGTTCTGTCTGCCCTGAAAGACAATATTTCTGAGCGGGTGAGCTGGTTTGACGGCCGCCCGGTTTTTATTGATGAACAGGAACTGCCTGCTGTTGCTGTTTACCTGACTGATGCGTCTGCTGCTGACGAGTTCGTTGATGAGGGGACCTGGGAGGCGACACTGCATATTGAAGTTTTTCTCAGGGCAAAAGAACCGGACTCGGCACTGGATATGTGGATGGAAGAGAAAATCCTTCCTGCGCTGGAGGCGGTTCCCGGCCTCAGTGCGTTACTGCTGAAGATGAATCTTCAGGGGTATGACTACCGCCGGGATGATGAGTTTATGATGTGGGGATCGGCAGATCTCCTGTGGAAAATTACCTACGAGATGTGAGGACGATATGGCAATACCAAATCCTCTTGAGCCGGTGAAAGGTTCCGGCACCACACTATGGGTGTACACCGGCAAGGATGATGCTTATGCCAACCCGTTGTCAGATGATGGCTGGCAGCGACTGGCTAAGGTGAAGGATCTGACGCCGGGCGAGATGACGGCTGAATCCTACGATGATAACTACCTGGATGATGAAGACGCGGACTGGACCGCGACCGGGCAGGGACAGAAATCTGCAGGTGATACCAGTTTTACGCTGGCCTGGAAACCGGGAGAGGAAGGCCAGAAAGGGCTTATAGGCTGGTTTGAAAGCGGCGATGTCCGGGCCTATAAAATCCGTTTTCCGAATGGCATGGTGGATGTGTTTCGTGGCTGGGTCAGCAGTATCGGTAAGGCCGTGACGGCGAAAGAAGTGATCACCCGCACGGTGAAAGTCACTAACGTGGGTAAACCTTCTGTAGCGGAAGAACGCAGCAAAATTACGCCGGTCACTGCAATTAAGGTAACGCCGACAGGTACGGTTGAAAAAGGGAAAACAACCACCCTGACCGTTACTGTGGAACCGGAAAATGCAACGGATAAGACATTCAGGGCGATTTCCGCCGATCCATCAAAAGCCACCATTAGCGTGAAAGATATGACGATTACTGTGACGGGGGTTAAGGATGGAAAAGTCAGCATCCCTGTGATTTCCGGTAATGGTCAGTTTGCTGCGGTGGCTGAAATTACCGTTAATAATGTGCCGGGTGGCTAAAGAGCTGAGAGATAAGCGATGTTCCTGAAAACAGAACAATTTGAATATAACGGTGTATCCGTCACGCTTTCTGAGCTGTCTGCGCTGCAGCGTATTGAGCATCTTGCCCTCCTGAAACGGCGGGCAGAAGAGGCTGAAGCCAGCGGCAACCTGCAGGTGAGTGTGGAAGATCTTGTCAGAACCGGCGCGTTTCTGGTGGCGATGTCCCTGTGGCATAACCATCCACAGAAAACGCAGTCACCGTCAATGAATGAGGCCGTGATGAAGATAGAGCAGGAAGTGCTCACCACCTGGCCTGCCGATGCCATTGCCCGGGCGGAAGACGTGGTGTTGTGCCTGTCCGGGATGATCGAAGCTGTTCGTCCGGATACTGATATTACTGAAGTGGCGAAAAATAACACGCTGACTGATGATGATTTTTCTGCGGGAAAGTCTTCGACGGTGAGCTGAACTTTGCCCTCAGACTGGCGCGTGAGATGGGGAGACCCGACTGGCGCGCCATGCTTGCCGGGATGACATCCACCGAATATGCCGACTGGCACCGTTTTTACCGCACGCATTATTTTCAGGATACCCAGCTGGATATGCATTTTTCCGGGCTGACGTACGCTGTACTTAGCCTGTTTTTTTGCGATCCCGATATGCATCCCTCTGATTTCAGTCTGCTGGCACCCCGACGTGATGATGAGCAGACGGAGATGCCGGATGAGGACGATATGCTGATGCGGAAAGCGGCAGGTCTTTCTGGTGGTGTCCGCTTTGGGGCTGACGGGAAGGAAATCGTTATGGTCAGTGATGACATGCGGAGCAGTACAGAGGATGAAGCCATGCTGATGATGGTGTCTGAGGGAATTCCAGGAGGTGTACGCTATGGCGGGTAATTTTGCCGATCTGACAGCTGTTCTTACACTGGATTCAACCCGTTTTTCTGAAGAGGCTGCACGGGTAAAGAAAGAACTGGGTGAAACCAGTGACCTTGCGGATTTGATGGCCGGGCGTGTCAGCCAGTCTTTTAAGAAACAGGCCGCTGCTGTTGAGCAGGGGCTGAGCCGTCAGGCGCTGGCTGCACAAAAAGCCGGGATTTCCGTCGGGCAGTATAAAGCGGCCATGCGAACCCTGCCCGCACAGTTTACGGATATCGCCACGCAGCTTGCCGGTGGTCAGAATCCCTGGCTGATCCTGCTGCAACAGGGCGGTCAGGTGAAGGACTCCTTCGGCGGGATGATCCCCATGTTCAGGGGGCTTGCCGGTGCGATCACCCTGCCGATGGTCGGGGTCACCTCGCTGGCGGTGGCGACAGGTGCGCTGGTGTACGCCTGGTACCAGGGAGATTCCACGCTTTCAGCGTTTAATAAAACCCTGGTTCTTTCCGGTAATCAGTCCGGACTGACTGCCGATCGTATGCTGACTCTCTCAAGAGCCGGGCAGGCAGCAGGGCTGACGTTTAACCAGGCGAGAGAGTCACTGGCAGCCCTGGTGAATGCCGGTGTGCGTGGTGGTGAACAGTTTGATGCCATCAACCAGAGTGTCGCGCGTTTTGCGTCTGCATCCGGTGTGGAGGTGGATAAAGTCGCTGAAGCCTTCGGGAAGCTGACCACTGACCCGACGTCGGGACTGATGGCGATGGCGCGCCAGTTCCGTAACGTGACGGCAGAGCAGATTGCGTATGTTGCACAGCTGCAGCGTTCCGGAGACGAGGCCGGGGCATTGCAGGCGGCGAACGATATCGCCACGAAAGGCTTTGATGAGCAGACCCGTCGCCTGAAAGAAAACATGGGAACACTGGAGACCTGGGCGGATAAAACAGGGAAGGCATTCAAATCGATGTGGGATGCCATTCTGGATATCGGTCGTCCTGAATCCTCAGCGGATATGCTCGTCAGTGCGCAGAAGGCATTTGATGAGGCGGATAAAAAATGGCAGTGGTACCAGAGCCGGAGCCAGCGCCGGGGAAAGACCTCCTCTTTTCGTGCCATCCTTCAGGGCGCATGGGATGACCGGGAAAATGCCCGTCTGGGTCTGGCAGCGGCCACGCTGCAGTCGGATATGGAAAAAGCCGGTGAACTGGCGGCAAGGGACCGGGCTGAGCGTGAGGCGTCACAGCTGAAGTATACCGGAGAGGCGCAGAAGGCGTATGAGCGCCTGCTGACGCCACTGGAGAAATATACCGCCCGGCAGGAAGAGCTGAATAAGGCCCTGAAAGACGGGAAAATCCTGCAGGCGGATTACAACACGCTGATGGCGTCGGCAAAAAGGAATTATGAGTCGACGCAGAAAAGACCGTCCGGTGTGAAGGTGTCTGCCGGTGAGCGCCAGGAAGACC